CTAAAATAACCATCAGATGGTTCCCAATGTATGTTAAATTTTAACCAATTTGTTTTATTTGTAATAAGTTCCGCAGTTTGAATTCGTTGTTGAATTTTTTTTAATACTTTTTGTTCCTTCTCAGGACTAATATAAACACCACCTTTAACAGGTTGTTTACCATTAACCAGTATGTGAGCATTTATTGATATTGTAGCATCAAGATACTTTGATATGTTATCAATAATATCATCTATATGACTTTCAAAAACTGGTATTGCATATGATTGATTTTTTTTAGGTAAAATAACATTTATAGTGACATCATATATGGGTATAAACCCTGTCTCATCAAGTTTAATTTTAATAAAATGATATTCACATCCATCCTCTAAAAAAGGGTGGGACATTAACATTTTTTTAAGAACATTAGATAAATCAGACATTATTTAAAATTTTTGCAATGACTTTTTCTTTTTGAGTCGGATTCAATCTATGTTTATGAGGATTTTTTTCAAACCAATTCCTAACCAATGTTTCAAAATCTAATTTTGTTGTTTTAGATTTTCTATTAAATCCTGCTCTTTGTGCTTCTAACTCATGTTGTTGCGTGTAATAAATTTCAGGGTCTTCAGTTTCTTCCTCTGGTGTTTCAAACCCTTCATCATGTTGTTTAACATGTTCCAATTCATGACGAATAACCTCATTTAATTCGTGGCTTAATTCCTCTAAAATAGAATATCCCGCATTTGGATTTGAAATGATGGTAACAATCACATCATCATCGTCATATCGTAATTCAGCGTCTACATCTACAGTATCCACATCATCACTCAATTCTAAATTCAATTTAATAACAAATCCTTCAATTCCAGGGTAAGTATAAACCATCTCATCCCCATTAATATCTTCAGGTAAAGTGAACTCACCTTCTCTTTGATACTTGAAAAAATTTATAATGTCTTTTACCAATACTCTGGTTAATTTATCTAATTTTCCTTCAACAAGTATTGATTCGTTCAATTTGTCCTCAGCAACTTCATTTATCACTCTAGTGCATATCGCCTTTTTTTCCACACCAAAATATTGTAAGAAATCAGTTAACTTCTCGTTCATTATCCATCTAATGTTTGCATATTGTTGGCTAGTGGTATTAATTGAAACTTTTTTACCATAGATATCACCATACAATTTACTCCACCTGTCTGAGGTTTCATTTGTAGGTAGGATATAGATAGTATATTCAACATGTGGTTTCTTATCGCCCACATGATAATAATCTTTCACACCTGTTAATTTTACTTTAACATTTGTTGGCACAGAATAGTCCTCATCATGTGTAGGTTGTAAATAAACCTCAAATGTATGGTTGGCAAAAAATTCGTTAATTCTTTCTATTGGAAAATCTATAAAATTCATTACCTATAAATACTACCGAATTGGGATTGATAACCCCACACCATAATTAATTCCATTCATATAGTTTACACCTAATGTAAAATCAGGTCCTTCTTTAACATCTAAGATGATTCTAAGTGGATAAATTTTAACCCAAACATCAGGTTTGAACTTAACTTCATCTAAGTAATTTTCAAGGAATACTCCACCCATGACAGATACCTTATGATTGGTAAGACTTATACCAGCTCGGTTCATTCTTGATTGAGGAGTTGTGTAGATATATGGTTGTGGAAACGATGTGGTGATGTATCCACCAACATAAAAACCAAGACCATTGTAATTATTATTGTATGTTACGACGGCACTTTTGTCGTTTGGCACATACATCACATCAGAGGTTTGTCCATTCACTAATGAACAAATAAAAAATAAAATAAGGGTAAGTGTTGTTTTCATAGTACAAATATATTACTTTTGTATCAGAATAACAAAAAAAATATTGGAAAGATGGCAGAGTTGGCCGATTGCGTCAGTCTTGAAAACTGAAGACCTCGTAAGGGGTCCGTGGGTTCGAATCCTACTCTTTCCGCAAAATCAATAGTGCTGTACGCGACAGAGACAAAAGACAGGAGTGAAAGAGCTGTCCCTATTGATTTAAAACAAAAATACCTCATAGAAATATGGGGTATTTTTTTTGACTAATAATTTTATTTAAATTATATTTTTAAAAAAATTAAAACCTATGTCTAGAATAGATGAATTAAAAAAACAGTTTCCTGAATTAAACATTACTATGTTTGATTTGTTCAAAAGGATTGACACTTCAAACACTTACAAATATTTCCCAATTTTATGTAAAATTTTAGGGGTAAGATTTAATATAAAACATAATTACGGAACTAACAGACAAAGACTTGATGAAGCAAAATTAGATTTACATTCAAGTTTATTGGATAGGGGTATTTCTACGGATAATCTTACCGATAACGAATTATTTGCACTTTACAATCTTAAGGATTATCTTGTTACTGACCATCTTACAACAATAAAAGATTTTATCAGATACATGGATAAAAATCTAATTGAAAATAAAGATGTTACTTCTTATTCAACAATAGATGATTTAAGAGCTGGGATAACATTAGCATCAATGAAAGAATTTAATAAAGACCTTGAAGGTCAAGTAATTAAAGAGTTTGAAGATGAAAAATGGTTAGTAGTTAGACCATTAACTTTTCAAGCGTCTTCCAAATATGGTGCAACAACCAGATGGTGTACAACATATAAAAGAGACAAACATTATTTTAAAAAATATTGGGAAAAAGGTATTTTAGTTTATTTCATTAATAAACAAAGTGGGTATAAATTTGCCGGATATAAAGGATTAAAGAACGATGATGATTTTAGTTTTTGGAATTCTGAAGATAGTAGAGTTGATTATTTAAATGTTGAGGCTGACGATTATTTATATTCTATTGTTAAACAAATATTTAAATCTGACAAAACAAATAAAGATTTATGTAGTGAAGAAGTATCAAACCAAGTTATCAAAGAATGTAATGATGATGTTAAACGTTTGTACTCGGAACCTCAGGTTGAAGAAATAGAAGTTAATGCTCCACGATACATGGGTGAAGCTATGATGGGTATGGACGAACAAATACGAGAAGAAATTGACCGTGATGTTGTAAGACAATTAAGGGAGGTTGCAAGAGAACATTATCCAGAGGATTCAATCTCAGAATTAATACCAATGAGAGCGTAAAATAAAAAACCCACTATAAAGTGGGTTTTTTATTTTTATAAAGGTCTTTGGTTCCAATAAATGTGTAAACTGTTATCAAGACCTAACATTTTAAAAAAATTTTTAATATCTGTGTTGATTTTATAAGTATAACTACCTTTTGTCCAATCAGGGTCCATATCTAAGAAAAAATTTATTCTATTAGGATTTGCAATTCCATAAGTTATTTTATGAACACTAAGTTTGATTGGCTCATCGTCTTCACCAACTAATTCGTTGTTAATTTCAGGTGTTAAGACATCGTCAAGATAAACTTGCAAATATTTTTCAATTTTATCTATTTCCATTATTAAGAATTTGAAGAAGATAATCCCAATTGTTTAGCGTAACGACCAACATTACAAGACCAATATCCTGCAGTTGTTTTATCTGTTTTTTGAGAACATTTATTAAGAGTTCTAAATGATTTTGTGTCTTTTTTGTTTGTGGTTTTATTTTTTAAGTTAGAGTCTCCAAATGTTACTTTTTTAACACCATCTGTTTTACTTTTAACATAAACCGCAAATTTCTTAGGACCACCTGGTGTTCTATGTGGTTTATTTAATTCAACATTTTTACCGTGAAGTTTTGCTTCTCTTAAAATATCTTCTTCCGTTTCTGTTTCATAAATGTATGGGGCATCAAGGTAAATAAGTCTTTTACCTATTTTAACTTTTTTACCTAAATCAGACTCAACCATTAAAGTATCATCTTCATTTAAGTCAATTTTACCTTCATTCCAAAGTTCTCTAACTTCATTAACCAAATTAAAATATGATTCAGAATAAACTCTAAATACATTATTAGTTAATGTCATGTTATTATCAATATGATATTTTAACTCATCAGACACTTCAACATTTTCTTTCAAAATCAAAGATTTGTCAAAATGTGACTCTAAAGACTCTTTTATTAATTCTCGTAAACTATCCATTTTATATTTGATTGGTATTTTAATTGTGTATTTATAATAAATAGTCAATAACTATAAGTTTATAAACTATTTATTGGTTATAAACCCAAATTACTATGTTATTAAAAATTAACTCAAAAGGAGAAGAAGTAAAAAAACTTCAATCAAAATTAGGAACAACACCTGATGGTACTTTCGGCCCTGGAACTGAAAAATTGGTTAAAGAATGGCAAACCAAAAATGGTTTAACCCCTGACGGAATTGTCGGTGACGGAACTTGGAACAAAATGTTTCCTGTCAAAATAATTAAAGAAGATGTTGTCATTCCAAAAGATAGTCCATTCAATTTAGAAAAATTAAAAGGTCATATTCCTGAATCAGTAATTGCTCAGATTCCTGAAACTGCGGTAAAATTCAATATCACTAGCCCATTAAGATTGGCTCACTTTTTGGCCCAATGTGGTCATGAATCGGGAGGTTTTAAAGCGGTATCAGAAAATGTTAACTATTCTGTTGATGGTCTTAAAAAGATATTTCCAAAATACTTTCCTGGTAACTTAGCAGAATCTTACGCAAGAAACCCTGAAAAAATTGCATCAAAAGTGTATGGTGGAAGAATGGGTAATGGAGACGAATCAACAAAAGAGGGATTTAAATTTCGTGGAAGAGGATATATCCAATTAACTGGTAAAGACAACTATAAAAACTTTGCGAAGTTCATTGGTGAGGACACTGTGTCAAATCCTGATTTAGTTGCTACCAAATATCCGTTAGCGTCTGCAGCATTTTTCTTTGATTCAAATAAATTATGGTCTATTTGTGATAAAGGGGCTGACGCCATTACTGTAACTGCCGTTACGAAAAGAGTTAATGGTGGAATTATTGGACTTGTAGATAGAATAAAACATTTCAAGGAATATTATAATTTATTAAAATAATTTGGAACCTTTAATTTTTAATAGCGAATTTTTACCTGACGTACAAATCGCAGTTGTTCTATCAGAGCATCCTCAATACGAAGACCTTAAACCAATTTTTGATGAATATGGTTATGGTTTTATGGTGCCTGGTAAAAATCTAATAATTATAGATGGAGAACAATTCATTAATAACTTTAATGCTGATGTTCTTAAGTTTATAGAAGCCCATGAAGTATCTCATATTATTTTAGGACATGATGGACCAAGAAACGACAATGAAGAAATGGACGCCGATTTAGGTGCATATTTATTACTTAAGAAAATAGATAGATTAGGTTCTATTAAAACTCTTTTAAAACATTTTAAAGAGCGTCATGGTGTTGAATTTGATGAAAAATTATTGGATAGAGTAAAAAATTCATTCTAACGCTAGTTAAAAGTGGACTTTTTTAAATAATTTTCATATTTATTTGTTACACATCGCTCCACAAGGAGTGTTCTCATATATCTTTCCAAAAGACCCGTGAATTTAGTTTGACGGGTCTTATTTTTTTACTATCTTTGTAAAAAATAATTATGGAACCAGAAAAAGATATATTTGACCAATGGGCTGAGAAGCGTGAAAAAGAATCTTGGATTATAAGAAAATTAAAATTTATTCCATCGTGGTGGAATCACGATGGTAGATATTACCACAAATACATTAAGGAAGGAGTAAAAAACCTAATTTATTGGATTCCAATCATATGGAAAGACCGAAATTGGGATAGTCATTACATCTTTGATATAATGAAACACAAATTATCCGCTCAAGCCGATTATATTGGTCGTAGAGATTTACACACTCGTGCTCAACAAGATGCTCGTAGAATGAGACTTTGTGTAAAATTAATGGGATTGGTTCAAGAAGAGTTTTATTCCTCAGAATACTCCGATTTTCATAAAACTAAACATTGGTTTGAACCGGTTCCGGGTGACGAAAGATTATCATCTTGGGAGTCACGATTATTAGAAGAAAATTTTGATGATTACTTCAAAAAATACCCACTTATTTACAAAAGAGTAATCAATGGTGAGGGTGTTTTTGGTAGAGAAGGTCGTAAAGACGATAAACAAATCATTGCAATGAATATTGGACACATAAATCACGATAGAGCAAGAAAATTGTTATTCAATATTATGAGTGACAATATTGAGGGTTGGTGGGATTAAATTAAAAAAAAATAAGTTATGATAGGAGTTTATGTAATTATGTTTTTTGTTGTTTTAGGTATCTCAGCCCTTTGGGTTAAAGGTATCACCGATATGCACGAAAAACATCCCGATTATAGAGGTGAAGATTTATTTGGGGACGGATTTAATTTTGATGACAAAAAAGAAGACGAAGAAGATAGAAAAGATTATGACGAAGATTAAACTATTTTTACTATCTTTGTAAAAAAATAGAAATTATGAAAATAACAATGTTGAGTGATACTCATAATAAACACAAACAAGTTACATTAGATTTACCTGGTGGAGACTTGTTGGTACATAGTGGTGATATCTCTTCAATGGGTTACGAACATGAAATCAGAGAGTTCTGTAAATGGTTTAATGGTATTGAGGGTTATACTCACAAAGTATTCATTGCGGGAAATCACGATTGGGGCTTTCAAGATAATGTTGACAAAGTAAAAGAAATATTAGATTTCTACACTGGAATAACTTATCTTCAAGATAGTGAATTGGTAATCAAAGTTGGTGATGAAAGAGAAGTAAAAATTTATGGTAGTCCTTGGCAACCTTGGTTTTACGATTGGGCTTTTAATCTTCAAAAAAATGGTATTGGATTGGCATCTAGATGGGAAGCAATCCCTGATGATACTGATATCTTATTAACTCATGGACCTGCATTTGGTATATTAGATACCGTTGAAGGTAGAAGACACGATAATTTGGGTTGTGAGTTATTAGCAGAAAGATTAGAAAGATTGAATGTTAAACTTCATAATGTTGGTCATATCCACACAGGTTATGGTTATGTTAGAAAAGGAGATACACATCACTTCAATACTGCGGTTTTAGATGAAAGATACACTTATACTCAAAAACCAATAACTATTGATTGGAACCCTGAAACAAACGAGGTTACTTATGATTAAAGAACTATGTGAATGTGGTAAAGTTGCTGTATGGTGTTACATGCCAGGATATTCTTCTGGCAGTAGCCCATACTTTTGTGACGAATGTGTCCATCGTGGATGTGACTGTCATTATAGACATATTGATGTTAATACATATCATCCTCCATTATACGAGCAAGAATCACCTGAAGGGATAGAAAGTGTTGATTGGAAATGGGTGGAAGACAACAAAGTTTGGACACCCATTGATGATAAAGGTCGGGAATGGCCCTGTTCCGAATATGACCAAGAATTAGAAGGGTATGAAAGAGAAATTAATCCACATATAATATGAAACAAGATAACGATAAAGAGATTTTACTTTGTAACTGTCATTCAACTGACCATCAATTAGTAATACTCTACAGTGAAGATGAATTAGACAATGGTAGTAAATACCCAATGGTATATGCACACATACATTTAAACAAATTGCCATTTTGGGAGAGATTAAAATATGGTTTAAAATATATTTTTGGTCATAAATGTAGATATGGTGCGTTTGATGAGTTTATTTTTAATCCTGAGGATGCAACCAAATTAAAAGAAGTGGTAAAATACTTAAAAAAAGAAAAAACTAAAAAAACTAAAAAACTAAAAAAAAATGGTTAAAATTTATTTAGATGATGTTAGAACACCTGTTGATAAAGATTGGACCGTAGTTAGAAACTACGAACAATTTGTTGACACAGTTACTTACATCGGATTGGAAAACATTGAGTTAATCTCTTTGGACCATGATTTGGGAGATACTGCAATGGCTGAATGGCATAAAAATGTTTATCACAACTATACTTT